TTATTTCCAGCCTATTATACACTATTTCTGACGATTTGAGAAATTTCCTATAAAGTAAAAAAAGAACCTTTACGGTTCACTGTCGCTGTTTCTTATGTCAATTAAGCTGCTTCTACCGATGTTACATCTTTCTCTAACGCAATAGCGGACTTGATTCTTGCTAACGCACCAGATAATCTTGTCTCGATAAGAAGCTTCTCCAGGTTGAAATCAATGTCAAACTGGTTGAATCTTGTAATTTCTCCACCCTTTGTAGCACCGATGACATAGTCATTGATGTTTACAAATAAACCAAGTAACTCTTTCTTCTTCGGTGAAATACCGCTGGTTGTTCTTACCTGTCCTTCAAACTGTTCAACTGCAATAATGTCTTTTACATTCAATGCGGCTGCCAGATCTGCTTTTGAAGTATAAATACGGCGACCATTCAGATCACGAGCTAATAACATTACATTTAATACATGAGGCGCACAGTAAAACTCTAAAGATCCACTTCCTTTATACTGTTCGCGTGCGTATAATGCTGCTTCAATAATTGCTTCTGCATATACATAATTCTCGCTGAAGTTTGCAGATGTATTTGTTCCCTGAAGTTCTTTCTTAGCGGTATCTAAATCTACATCAGCATGAATTGTATACAGATCATCGTCCTTCCAGATTGGACGAATATGATCTTCTGCGATCTTATTTTCATCTCCATCCTCACGACCGTCACCAATCATAATTGCGGTTGCGACTTCTTCGTTAAGAACACCGCGCATTAACCGGTACTGATATTCGACGACATCAAAATCTGTAATGTCAATAACATCATCTCTGTTGAGAGCGTCTTTAATGAAGATAGTCTGTGGATCAGTTGTACGCTTGATGAGTTTAGTATTACCGGTATTAGCTTTCTTAGAGCCTTTCTTGTATCCAAGACCTCTAAAGTTAGCTGACCGTGCATCCATCTGACGTGTACGAATCCTAGCGATTGGACTTTTATGGGCGGCATCAATTACATGCGATACCCAAGACTGATCTCTGGTAATAGCTTCTGGAGCTCCAGGATTAATGTCTTTATAATCCGGGAATAAGGTTTCAATAGAATCAATACTGTGTGCGAGATTGTTATTCTCACGATATCTTTCAAGAGCTGCCTGAAGCGAACCTACACTATTACTTTTTGCCATCGCAAGGATGCTCTCCTGATCTGCATGAGAAAGTACATTACCTTCTCGGTCGTCACCTTCAAATAAATTGTGTTTCATTTCTTTTCCTCCCTGTTCTGTTTTTGGTTCTTTCTCTTTTTCTGGATTATCTTCGGTACTATCGTCCGGATTTTCAGAATCGAATGCCTGTGCTAATAATCCATAAACTACTTTTTTCTGTTCTCCATTCAATGTATCAAGTACATCTTTTATAGTTTTCTCGTTGTCATTGCCCGATTCATCATCTGTTTTATTAGATTCTTCGGTTTCAGGTTTATCTTTTGCAGTCTTGTCTTTATCCGGTATTTTCTTATTTTTTTCTTTGTCGTCTTCATCAGTGTGCGATAAGACCGAATCAAAGTTTTCACCAGTGTAAATGATTGCTGCTTCACCTTCATCTTCACTATGTGAAATGACGCTGTCGATGTACGCTTCCGGATTTGCGCCAGCAATGACAAGACTTACTTCTTTGATGTCACCATGGATAACATCGCCTCCACGCTCCTTTAAATGATTAGCGTAGATTGACAACTGAGTGATGTCTCCATGAAGAACCTGCGCCTTTACTGCTTTTCCATATTCAGAGTCATTAAATGTACAATAAGCGTACACGCCGTCTTCTCTATTCTCAAGCAAGGCATGACCCAATACATTCAAAGGATTTGAATGCTGGTGACTCCAAACTAATGGAACTGTGTTACCATCATTTTCAGCAAAAGCATTACGAATGATGGTTCGTCCGTCTGAGCATCTCACATTATTCCGAGTTGCCCATCCACTGAAATCAAAGTCCATTTTGAATTTTCCTCCTATTTTGTTTTTTTTCTAAATTTAGAATCCGCACGAATCTTATCCAGCTCCTGTAGATATTTTTCGTCGTATTCATCTTTTAGACGCTGTTTTTCTTCCGAATGATTTTCTCTAAGACCGGTCCTAGATACTTTAAACTCCTCCTGCAATCTCTGACGTTCGCGTTTATTGTCATCTCTGAGAGATGCAATCTGGGCATATATACCTTCTTTGTTTCGCGCTTTATCTTCCTTCGACATTGATTGAAGCATGGTTCTCAACGAATCAATTCGACCCTGCATAGCATTCTTACGTGTATCGACATTCGCTTTTTTCTGATCACTTAGTGAATTAATTTGAGAATCTGTTGATTGCTTATGTGTTTGAACTTTTTGCTTACGTTCTGCCGTAAGCTGCTCTTTCACATATGCTGCCGCATTTTTTCCGTTTTCATTTAGCTTTACTGTCGACCTCCGTGATTTTAATTCACGATTTTGCATGTAATATTCGTGTGCTTTTTGAGGGTCATAATACGGACTCGAATAATGTTTTAGTTCTGCGCTATGCTCAAGCATTTTTTCTAATTCATCTAATTGATAATCCAATTGGTCTAAATCAGATACTGCTTTTGCATAATCCATACTTGATTGTTCATTTGAATTAGTGCTTGGAAGTATTGGCGATTCGCCGGATTGATTGTTCATCTCTTCGGTCGTTTGATTAAGATTTTTGTTTCGAAGTTCATCAGCTTTTGGATCGGAAGATGGTTTCCACCCGATAAGCTGTCGAATCTCATTTGAAGAAGCTATTTCATTTCTAGTAAGCTTATCAGAAATTTCAGCTAAATCTGATACTGGCACAAGTTTGAATGGATCTCTGAAGAATAAGATTGATTGTTTTTGGGTTCTTGCAGTTTTTGTAAGAAATTTACGCTTCATCTCATCCACAATTGCTGAAACAAACGGCTCAATAGTTCTGTTATAATAATTTAACATTGTCTTTTCGTCAGCCGTGCCATCTAATATGCTCTGAGTAATTCCTAACTGGCTGTATAGCATACTCGTTAGGTATTCAATCTGAGATAATAGATTATTTTCGACTGCGCGGTTCAACTGTGTTATTTTTTCAGTGCCATCAGTGTACGCAATTCCATATTTTGAACCGGATAATTGGTTCTCTATATCTCTACGTCTTTCTTCCGCCTGTCTTCGCCGTGCCTCTGATTTTATAACATATGGCAACTGAATAATTAAATCCAATTTACCAGAACTGCTTTGATCATCGATAATATCCAATAAATTTAATTTACGGATCAATCGCTGCATAGTTGAGTTTGATTCATTCATTACAGAATACAAAGGATTTTCAATAATTGCGACCATTCGTTTACTGACCACAATGTCCGTTTTTACTCCCTTATTTTCATTCCATACCTGCACTCTGATACTCTTAGGGTACCATTCGACAATTTTACCAACACGCATTGATAAAATATCAAATCCTGTTGATTTAGTAGGATCTATACTTGTATCAACCGGCACGATCGCCACGCATCCCTCGTCCATCATGGACAGCGCGACATCCTGAAGAAATGCTCTTCCGGTTTGATCAATATTTGCTTCTAAAGTAAGGCAATTATTCAGTCCACTATCTATGGTCTCAGAAAACCGTTCATTATTGTCTAATCGCACATGCTGAATACTAACAGCTGAGACATCCAGCGCAATTCTGTTAAATACAGATGTCACAATAGAACGTTCGTTTCCTCTAGTAAGCCTTACTCGATCTGGTCGAACAGAGTATCCGGGACCTGAATCAATGGTGGGATCTTTGTTCATGAGAAAGGCATTCCATCCGCGATGAATTCGCTCATATAAAGCCATATTAAAATTTCCTCCTAGTAATTATCTATTTAGTCAAACATATCTTTATTAACTTTGTACGCTACATATGCGTCCATCATAGCGGCAACAGCATCAATTTTCTGCTCATAACGTTTTTTAAGCAGTTTCCTGTTTCCATTTGTATCTTCGATTGCGATACAATTTCCCATGCAAAAAGTCATAAGTTTTTCGTCAAATATTAACTGTCTGCCTTCTGCTAAATTCTTTAATTCTCCTAACGGAACACTTTCGGTCTTTACACCCTGCGGCACTTTTTCAACTCCGAATTGACCATTCTCGGTTTGCCATCTTTCAACAAACTCTTTTGCGTTGTATGGGTCATATCCTAAGCAACGTACATCATAATTAGATTTTATAATATACTCGTCCAAATCTTCGTACACCTGTGTGACGTCAAGGTTTGTTCCTGGCATAATAATCAAACTACCTTCATCAATAAACTCCTCATATTTTGTCCGAATTGCCAGCGGTAATTTAGCAAGCGTATATTCCGTAATGTAGTTTCTTGTTTTCACGCCAAACGCACCGTTTGATAATGGAAATAAAAATGTAAATGCACAGAAATCGTTCCCTTGCGATAAGTCACCACCTAAAGAACATGCCATTGACCAGAAGTCTCTTTTCTTATGTGGTAAAATTTCCTCATATGCAAAGTAATATGTGTATCCTTCCATCGGAAGTCCAAATCTCTTAGCCAAAATATCGTTTCGTGCGGCTGGTGCTTTCTCAGCTCTTTCAACGTCGCGTTGATACGTTTCATAGCTTACAGTTTTTCCAATATTTGGATTTGCTTTTAGCCATGTCTCTGGCATTCCAACTTCATCAATGGAATCCAGCTTGTACCACCATATGGATACATGAGGGTTATCATAATCACCTTTTAAAATATCCATTAACTCCATTTTGATTGTATCGCCGGAACCGTTTCGAACTGTACCTTCTGAGCTAGTAGCTATTATCAAGTAATCATCTACTTTTGATGCTCCCTGTTCAATAGCTCCGATAACATCTTCTCTTATGTCGCCGGAAAGCCATTCGTCAACAGTTGCCGTTTTGCATCTAAGTCCCTGTAACTTATTAATGCTCATTGGACGGATTTCAATTATTGATCCCGTAAGAAAGTTCTCAATACCTTTCTTTGTTGATGCCAACTTAACCCTATTCATTTTTGAGCCTGTGGTGTTTTGGAGTGATCCATCCGTTAGAAATTTAAAGAGCGGTCCTCTCGCCATTGTGATGGCTGTTTTTAGCGGTGTCATGACCTCTTCCGCCTGTTTCATAGTTGGGGCTGTAGTGATTTGCTGAGTTGTGGATGTATCAATATTCTGAGTATAGGATTGCTGACATGAATCATATAAAGACTTTGCAGCACCTCGTCCAACAATAAGATACTGCTTGTTTATCAATCGTTTCTTGATAACTTTATTCACATAATGACCACCGTGACCATTCGGATATGGTTCATATACACTTTTCTTTTCAAAGTAATACCATCCCCATACTTCTTCTCCCCAGAGTTTAAAACTATCAAGTAAATGCAGGTCTGAACCATCAGTAAGAGTTAATTCTCCCTCACAATAAGCTATCCAACCCTCTACTACATCATCATCATAATAATATCTGGGGTCTCTGATCAACCTGTCGATACGGTTCATTTCCATAGAAACTTCTTTGCAGACAGGTATCTCTCCTCGAATTACAGCATCTCTAAACATGCCGTAATATTTTGGGACGGCAGTGTTTGATAGTGCCATAATTCAATTCTCCTTACCGGGTTGCTAATTTGTCTATGCTTTCCGCTCCAAATCCAAACGATCGTTGATGTCTTTTATCTGTTCGTCAGTCAAATCTGACATATCTCCAATCGGATTCTTTGCATTCTCTAAATCTTTCAGCAAGCTATTGTAACTTTTTTCTCTCGCCATTCTTGTAACGGCATCATTCAGCTCTTTGTCTGACATTTTATTTACCGGTTTGTGTTTATACTTTGTTTTTGCAGGTGCTTCAATTGATTCATCGCCAAGCAACTTTGCGACTTTATTCACACTTTCATATGCCCTAGTTCCGGCATTAATCAGGTCGGATGCTTTGTTTGTCCATTTGATTGTGTTATTGACAAATGTTTCACCTCGATTGATTTCTTTAGGAGTAAGACTTTTTATATTCCGTTCAAGTGCCAGACGATTATATGCGTCCTGAAGTTCCTTAGTATCGAATAAATCCGCATTATCGTAAAGCTCTTTCGCAGACCTTGATTTCAACACACGCTGTTTCTTAGCTTCGATGCTTTCAGCATGTTTATCGCTTGAATCTTTCCCGTGTTTCTTGTCCTTTTTTCCGGTAGACTGTACACTATCGCTTTGTCCTCTCCTTTTTTGTCCAGCAGAAGTAAGACTTCCGTCTGAATTTTGGAATCGTCGAACTCCCCACTTTTGCCCAAGAATGCCATGGTGCATTAAAACATCATTCTCCATTTTGATTTTCCTCCTGGTTCTCGGACACTACATCTTGAATCCTCCATAGGTATTCGTCCGCTTTCTTATTATACATTTCCATAACAGCAGAACTTAAAGGCGGATCAAATAATAGCTTGGTTTGTATAAATACATATGATTTCACAAATTCCAAATTTTTTGCTTCACCTATAAAGTCAGTCCAAGTTGCTGTAGAATCTTCGATTGAAAATCCTTTCTTTGGACCTACTCCGTTCTGAGTTAAAGTTGCTAATGCTGAGTTTATTGCAAACATTATATCTACATCGAAATGTGTTTCATCGGATTCGATACCACCTAATAATTTCTTGATTGAATCAAGAATGCTATCTTCCATAGTTGATCACCGCCAATCTAATTTTTATTTGGTGATAATTTTTCAATGAATTTTGTCATGCAGTATCCGGTTACTCCGTTTTTAGTTTGTACGTGAACAAAATCAACAGAACCAATTTCATGAATCTTTACTAAAGTTCCAACTGGAATTTCAGTAATCACCCTTGCATCTTCAGATGCTTTTTCTCGAACACGTAATCTTCCGCAGTTAATAACTTTTCCTGATAAAGTAAATTCTGGTTTTTCATTTACTACCGGTTCTTTTGCTGTATCATTTTTTTCATTTCTAGCTTCACTGGTCAACATAGATTCCTCCTTTTGATTTTTTCCATGGGCACGTATCATTCTCACGACGTTCCTCTGTAATAATTGTTGTTAAATCTGTGCCGTAATGAATTGCATTATGGGTTGAGAGTCTTGTTGATATTACATTATTTAAGTCGAACACCATTGGACTTAAATTCAGTACATCTTCAAGTGTGATTGGATTGATATGATGGACTAGAATCTTATCATTAATGATTTCATACCCTTTAACCCCAAGGTCACACCCCTCATCTCGCATGATTACGGTTTCTCTAAAGTTGAGCCATATTTGTATCTTATAAAGTATCTGATTTAGATACCTGTCTCGACCAAATGTTTCTTTGCCAACTGTCCCTCCAATTTTTAAATATTCGAGCCGCTCTTTAAATGTTGAAAAAGTGGTTAACTCCAAATATGATTTTTGCAAATTCCTATTCGGCACCGCTATGACCTCCATAAATTTTAAATGCATCTATTGCTTCCTTGTACATTTCTTCGATATGTGCCGAGGATTGCAATGATGCTGTTTTAGCTGCTATTAATTCTTTTTGCAGCTCTAAAATTTCTTTTTCAGTTCTTGATTTTGAAGACCCAAGCTTCAAATAATGTGTAATAACCTGCGAGGAGGCAGTTCCATCACGAAGTTGTTGCTCTGCAAGATTAACAGCATATGCTATCATCTGATTTTCTCTTTCGTCTGGGTCTAAAGCTGGCTTTTGTTTTCTAGGAGGTGTTGCAACGCTACTTTTTGTACTTACTTTTTTCATGTATCTACCTCCATTCGCATGGGTTATTTTTAGAATAGTAATATTTTAATAATGCATTTATTTGCTTTTGGATAACATCTTCAAGGATTTATGAAATTTATTAATACTTTACCGAAAAGGAGAAAAGCATGAAAAACTGAAATCAGATTAAAACTGTCACTACTGCAAAAAACCTATTCATAAATCCTTGAAGATGCTATTCAAAAATATAAATGCATTTTCAAAATATCCCTCCGGGGATTTTTTTAAGACCGTGGCGATGTGGGAGGGGGGTATGATATTTTGACACCCCCCTTCATCATTTATATTTATTTAAGAGGTAATGGCTTTTAAATAAATAATCTTTAATACTTTTTTAACTTACAAACATATTGAATAAATATTATTTTTGTTGGAAACAACGATTTAATGCATAAATATACTTGATTACCTTGACTTAATCACTTTCTGAATAAACTTTCTTGTAACGATTAAATAAATCATACTTAATAATTTCATCAATCGCTCTTTCTATTTCTTTACTGTTTTCTTCATCAGTTAATTGACTTGAAGTTTTTGCAATTCTATCCAAATATGCGCAAGTATTGTAACCTTTTTCCATATCAAACAAGATCCAAGAATCGAATTGTTCGAATGGATCGTAAGGATTATCGATTGTTGTAAGCATGCAAACACGACCGTTCATAACTAATTCATTCCTTTCACTTCAAATACTTTGATACTGTTGCTGTGGACACACCAAAACTGTCAGCAATTTCCTGTATTGTATAGTTTGAACTGTTCATAGCTTTAATTTTGTTTATCTTTGCTTCACTCAATGTTGTAGTGGTCCGAGGGGTAGCATATTGACGTACAGTCTTAGGGTCTGCAAAGTTTAGTATGTCTGACAGCTTAGAGTCTGTTATAGCTCCTGCCTGAATAGCTTCCCACTCTCGTTCACTTATTGATATCGGCTTACGCTCTGCGCCCACGGTCTGTCTAGCAGAGGTGAGGGCTTGCTGTTTCATTTTCTTAAGCTCTTTTGTGTCAAGATCCGGGTTCTCTTGGCGCTTAGACTCCACTACACTATTGGCTATCCTCTGGGCTTCACGCTCCCTAGGTGCATTTTTTTTAGCAATATTTAATTGTGCATTAAGATGATCGACTTCTGTCTGATAAGTTGCTTTTGCTGAAGCAGAATACTCTATTTTACCGGTGGCTAACATTTCTTTCCTAGCCCCATTGGCTAATGCTTTCATAGTATTAGCATAGTCAGCGTATGCTCTTTCTTCCGGGGTATCCGCATCTGATATGAGAGTCCTAGCATCTTTAGTTTCTGCCATCTTGGTGGACTTGATTGTACGGGGTTCCTCATGAGTTGTACCATCTTTATTGGTAACGGTCTTTGTTCTTCCAGATCCTTTATAAATAAGTTCACCGGTTTCAGGATCTATATGTGGCTGTCCTTTTCTTTCTGGGACACTTGTCTGTGATTTTGCTCTTGAAATTAAAGTTGAAGCTCCGCCATATTTGTCATCATCTGTGTGTGCCTGGTATTTCTTCTTTAAACCTTCAATATTGTTATCTTTTTCACTTTGCTTATAATCTAGCTTGTGTTTATAAGCATCAATAACAACCATACTATGTCTAACAGCTCTTGCTAACTCATCGTCTGTTGCGCCTTTTAGTGTCATATCGGTAATAAGATTTGAAACTTCTCCCATGGCTTTACCAATATGACCTTTAGTCATGGTTTTAATTCCTTCTTTGTAAGGATACTCCAATTTAGGATCAAATCCTTCCAAACCTTTTAACGGTGGTCGAGATGAAATCTTAACTTTACCACCTCTATCGTGAGTAGGTATGACCATGACAGTATCGCCATCGAAATCTGCTCCGGATAATCTTTCTGCAACTTTGCTATTAATGCCGATTGCATCTGTAACATTTCCTAAAGACTTCTTTGCATCTGCCTGCTTGTTATTAACCGTTAAAATCGGAATCTCGAAAGTTCCTCCATGCGGATAACGAATTAATGCAACTTTTTCACCATTCTTGTAGTTTGGTGCATAAACCTCCGTTTCCTTTAACGAAGTAACCGGTAAAATAACATGCCATCTTTGTCTCGGTAAAGCGGCTGCTTGTAGATGCACTGCTGTAGCATCACAATCATCGGCAAAAGAATTCAAAAGATTTCTTTTTACAGTTGGATTAGTAATAGAACAAATCTCATCAAATTCGGCTTTCTTGTCTGCTATAGATAAACCGAGCTGTTTCTTGATCAATGATACATCCTGCTTAGCTAAGAACTGAGCGGGAAGTTTGTCGTCCCATTCTCCCCAATCACCCTCATCTGCTCGTTTGTTGATTAAAGAAAGTCGTTCTTTTCCATTCTTATCAATGTAATAGCTTTGTCCGCCTTTTTCTTTAATCAATGAACCAAATGGATTATCGGGATCATTAGTAATTGGTTTCAAAACTTTCGTCAAAGGTGTGCCGCTTTTCTTATTGGTGTTAAATACAACATCGACTCCATCTGGCATATCATCAGAATATACTGCCATGCCTTTTAAATAATGTGTACCATCAACTAAAATTCGAACCTGGGAATGATGCGATCCACCTAAATCTAAATCTTGAACATTTCTTCTTAATTCAATGACTCCGTCCTTTTCGATACCGCCGTCTTCAGCATATCTGATTGATAATCGCTTAGAAGACATACTTTCTGGATATACGAAAGTTTTTTTAAAAGTTTGCCCATCATCATGAGAACGATAGTCTTCAATAGAATGCACATTTTCGAAGTTATAAATTTCCTTGTGTTCCGTTCCAGGAGGGCATAATACTTTTTGTGTAGTCTGCTTTCCAGGATTTGTAACTTGTGGAATTCGTCCGCTATAAACTTCATAGCCTTCTGTCTGAAGCATGTATAAAGCTTCCTCTAATTTTGTAGAGGAAACCCCAATGTCTCTTTCTGTTCCGGTTCCGACATCAATCATTCCTTTTTCAGCTACCTGTTTCTTTAAAAATTCAGCAGTTGTTTTAGCTTGATTCATTCGTTCTTCTGAACCAGTATTCAATAATGATCTTACAGAAGAATCATTTGCGAATCCCATTTCTTTTGCAATTTCATCCAAAGTAAGACCATCTTCTTTTAAAGATTTTGCACGCGCAACCAATAATGCACGCTGCTCATTTTTTGCATATCGATACTGAACTCGCAATTGAGTGGTATTTTCAAGTCCAACCGCTTTTGCAATTTCTTTTTCACTCAAGCCTTGATTTCGCAATTCCAAAACACGAGACATAAAATCACCAGTCCGTTGATACGGATTATCTCCAGAACCCCAAGGATAACGTCCCGATCGTCTAGGCATTCCATAATGCATGAGCGAATTTGCTTCATCAAATATGTTACAAAGTTTCTCTAATGGCATCATAATCTTCTCTCCTGTTCTTTCACTTCTTGAATAATCCTGTCAAATCTTATGATTTTATCCATAATGGGTACAATATCTTCCGCTGTCGGATTTGCAAACAAAACTTCATCATTTTGATAAATCCGAAGCTCCATTTCAATTTCGCCAGGTTTTATATCATACTCTAAGCAAAACAACGCAGCATAAACCTCAAGCTGTTCAATATGTACAGGAGTAATGCCTGTTTTTAAGTCATGTATTCTCAAAAAATTATCTCTAAACACAATAGCGTCAGCAGTTCCGAAGGCATTATCCGAATAATAGAGAACTTGTTCCGGGATCATTTTGTATCCGATTGCATCATTTACATACATGTTCAATGTTTTTGGATGTTTGGTCGAACTTGGTAATTTCTGACCAAGCGAAATACATTGTGCTGCAAATGCATGCAATAAAGTTCCTTTCTCAGAAGCTTTAAAATTTAAATATGTATTGACTAATTTTTCATCTGTGTAATTTAGCCAATGAAATTTACTAGCACTCAGAAATGCATGTTGTCCTTCAAGATTTGAATGCTTGTTGAAGTTCATACAATACTTCCTCCTTATTCTCTGGATAAATGAATCTTGAAAAAGACATCTGATTCATTAAATCAACATAGTATTTCTGGTTTGGCTGTCTGTGTTCATTTCTACTTTTTTTGCCTTCCAGTGCCGCCCATTTATTTTCATAAAGAATTAATAAATCTGGGATTCCCTGATATTCGGTAGGATCAAGATGAATGACAATACAACCAGGAAACAAAATTTCAAGTTCTTTGACCAAATTTTGTTTGAATCGATTTTCAAGCATCGTTTTATTACCTCCTATCATTTTTAGGCAAAAATAAAAAGAGAAAGTCAAAACGGTATTTTTCGCCGTTTTATCTCACTCTCTCTTCATAACAGTCCATGTATTTTTCGCGCAAACCAAAAATATATAAAAAGCCCATGTATCAAGGTACACAGGCTTTACATTTTTTATTCTGTTTCTAAATCAGCAATAAACTTTGCATTTTCTCTTTCAAGACGATTATATACAGTAATCTCTTTGAGTCGTGAATCACACTGTGGACAAACCCACCATCCATCTAGCTCATCTTTAGGACCTTTTTGAAATTCCATATATTCATTACAATCTTTGCATTTTACGAATAAAGGAATATCATCATTATTACGGCATATAGGATCTATCAATTTTACTGAATCTTTATAAATCGATCTTGACGCTCCCAAATACCGATTCTTAGGATTGTAAACGAACTCAAAACCAGAACCATCAAATCGTTCATAGATTTCCTGGTACTCGTCTGTACATTCTTTAAACTCCATATGGTGTAATACCTCCTTAGATTTTCTACCAACAGTGTAGTACGCTTGGAATATAAATTCAAGCAGTCATTTTTACTTGTGGTCAAAAAGCCCACTTTTTTTTCCTACTTTATATAAATATTAAAACTTTTTATCACAATTAAATAAGAAAAAAAGTGGGTAAAGTGGGCAGAAAGCCCGCAAACCCGCATAAATACTGGGTTTTTCCGTGCCCACTTTCATTTTCAAAAGTGGGCAGAAGCCCAAAAAAAGTGGGCAAAATCATTAAATCTGCCCAATTTTTTAATAGATTATTTTCATTTTTTCTTCAAACCCGTTTTAAAAGTGGGCACGTGACCACAAAAAGTGGGCTTAAAATTCCCAATTTTGTCCTCTTCTAAACAAATAAATATGGTCTGATAAGATTTTTTGCTCATCAACTTCAGTCGCATTTACACATTTCACGATATCAGAAAGCCCAGATAAATCGTCCCTATCGTTCATAGAAAGAGCCAAAATCTCGTCAACCGAAGACGGAAAAACAATCAAATCACTGCCTATTTTCTCTGCGAACTCATTGATAAAATCATAGTTCAGCATTACAGAAGCTCCATACACACCACTCGAATTTGTGATTATATAGAAATCGTCTGCCGTATTATAGGGAACTTTTACTCCTCTCTCGGTAATAAATTTATGCACGCTAGTGCAAACCGGTGTCTCGTTATGTAAGTTTTTCATAGCCATTTCATAAACTTCATCAAACGATTTTTCCCACAGCATTAAAATTTCATTCGTAATTTTTATTGTTGCTTCTCCTGGCTCATCGATTGGCAGTTTGATCACAACATAAACACCTAAATCTAAGAAAGATTTGTATGGCAAAGTTTCAAATAATTTTATATTTTTTTCATAATTTACAAGTTGCAAAGAAAGCCACTCTTTCACAATTTCATAATTGCTGATTATTTTTATCAATTGTTCTGAATGATCATCTTTTTTATTCTTGAAGTAAAGTTCATAAACGACATCTGCAATATGATCGATTGACCAACCACAGTTAATAAAGTCATCAATATAAATTATCGGTGCAATACCATAAGCTTTTTCTCTTATAATAATCGCATTTAATATTATGCCATTATTTTTTGTCTCCTGTGTAACATCAATAATTAAATCTGGATGATTTTTACTAATTTTCTCTACGATACTATTAATAATATTGTTCATGCTTTTCTCCCTTCGTATAAACAAGTTACTAATCTACTTCAAGAATATAAATCAATGGAATCACCTCCAAACTTTTCCAGTCTTGCAGTCTTTTAAGACAATTCTTCCTTCTATCTCAAATCCTGCTAATTCTGTAATATAAAAGATAGTATCAAGCAAATCATGAAATCGATCACTTTCTTCCATGCTTTCTTGATCCACCTTTGTGATAGCTTTATACGCTGTCGGATCTGGATAACCCGACCCATTCTTTCTTGCATCAACTACACTCACTTATTACCCTCCACTTCGAGCTTAACGCCTGCATATCTCCATAAGTCTTCTTTTACAGTTTCTAAGTCCAGATTTCCGTCCTGCCATTGCTTATAGTATTCAAGAACATGCTCCGTAAATTCCGGCATTCTTTGAGCATAACCTTTAGTCCAATAGTGGTCTATGAGTACTTCCATTGGCAGACCTAGCAACAAAACCATAGTAGTATTCACGGCGTTATCAAATGCTTCCTGTTCCATTCTCTTCATTTCTGCTGAGATTTTATCCCGCACGACTTTATCAAGTTGTGACTTTGTCAACATATAACATTTTTCTTTTTTCATCTTCGCTTCAATAAGTGGATGAGTTGTAGTTTCTTTTTTCATTGCAAAAATATCTCCTTAACCTAATAATCTTATTATCTTCTAACATCAAAATTGTCGAATTCACTGACTAAATCGTTATTGATCATTAAATTTCCTCCTTTGGTTACTTATAAAATATAAATTGATTTTTTATTATTTTTGTGTTAATTTATTGAAAACTACTGCATCCGCAAACATTATATTAAGGAGGATACCCATATGAATTATGAATTAACTGAAGAAACAAATAATGCAACCCCAGCAGCGACTGAAACCCAACCACAAGCACAGCGCAACTCAAAATCCAATAATCTTTCTGTGACCGTAGTTAGTATAGTTAGTGTTGTTTTTCTTGCTTGTATTCATGAAATAATCTCCCACAACTATTCTATGAATATAGATATGAACAACAAAATACTTTCTCTAACGCCACCTCAAAAAAATGAGGATAATCCAGAATGTTCGCAAGCGGCATAACATGCATATTAGATGCAGTAGTAATCAAACTATAAAATATGATTTTCCCTAGCAAAAATAAGTGCTATTCCGGGAATCAAAGTAAATAAAAAGAACGTTGCATCCTCGCATATCGGGACTGACAACGCTCCTATCAAAATAAGTAAACATCCAACTATTTTATTTTTTACCAACAATTTCAATTTAATATCCTCTCTCATTTTTAATACGGGCATAGTGCATAGCGATTTTCACACAATGTTCCATCGAAATCTACGGCAATAATCTTATTTTTCATTTTTCGTTCTATTCCTCCTCAATAACCAGTCGCTTATAATCAGTTCTTATTTCCACCTTATCGTAATCATCGACATAGTCTACTATTGTAGCTTCATATGCTCCATTTAAATATAAATCATCATTAGCAACTATGATAATTGCATTTGGATTAAGTGTTTCAAGTTCGGTAATTAATTCTTTTACGGTCATAGCAATAGACTCCTTATTGATAACTGTTTTCCATATTTATAGGTGTTCCATATACCCCCGCAGAATCAATCGAATCCGTCGGCGTATAGTGATCTCCTGGCATTGGAAATAACATTCTAAATAATAGATAATTAATGGCATCTTGCAGATATTCAGTATTTTTGGTCTTATTAAATTTAATGAGACAATTATCAAGCGACTTTAATGCATCCACTCTACCCTCCGCAAAATTTTTGCGAGCTTCGCCATACTTATAGTATGAAACATCCATAGCATTTTTACACTTCTTTATGATATCATCTATTTTCTTTTCGTTAATTGATTTATCTTCCAATATTATATTCCTCCCTGATACGTTGCATTATGCGTAATTGCAGGTCTTCAAGTTCTTTCTCTTGATGTGTGATCACATTCAGTTGCTTTTTGATTGCATCATTTATAGCGTCGTCAATGTTTTTTAATTCGAAATATTTTTCTTTATAGTTCAATACGTTATGAAAATTAAAGGAACTAAAACCTATGTTGACATCATTCTTTCCAACTTCTATATACATTATCTCATAGTATGGCATTCCAGAAATTGGTCTTGTAACAATTTTCAACGCTGTAACTTGTATTTTCTTAATTTCTTTAGCTTGGTCACTTGTTTTGTCTTTATTGTCTGTCATCGCTACACCTCTCAAACCAACCAGAATCTCGGACGAACCCCAAAAGAGTCCGAAGCGCCGCCGTAGCTCGCACCGCCGTAACCGGAGACACAAGCGAAGAAAGCAGCTGAAGAAAAATCTTCTTTTGTGGCATTTCTAAGCCAGCCCCGTTCAAATTTGTCATTGTAATATGCCACCCGGTTACGCCGCTGTTTCATAAGTGGGAGCTGCTCGTCGCTATCAGCTTCAATATACTCTCTGTTCCACTCATTATCCCATCCGCAGATTTCGCCAAGTGTTGGAATAGATAATCCAAAAATATGATCTCTGAGGATTTTAGGAAATATCTTGAATAAATCATTCTCAATCCATTTTTTCAGATCAGATTTTTCATATCCACCCTTGTTGCTTCCGTTTTTGTTCATCGGGCGTTTTGTGATATAATCATCGAACAGGAATAACACCTTGCCGTATGTAACCTTCTGAGCAGTCGCTGTGAATATTCCAAGGTCACCCAGCGGAATAACAATTTGATCTCCAACTTTAAAATCCATAGGCAAAACCGATGTCTGGAATAATGCATTTACATCAATATGACAATATTCTTCTGTTGCCTTCTTTGTATCGGCTTCGCTGGTGATAGCAATGTATTTTCTATACATCCTTTCTACCGTAGGGATGTCTACACCCTTTCCTGTTAAACTGATAATCTCTTCTCCTAAAGTCATTTCTCTTACACATGTATCCATTTTTATATGTCCTCCTTTTTACTCGATGGTCTATTATATTTGTTTTTTTAAATGTCTTACCGCACCAAGTTTAGCATTAATAGAATTATCATCCAATCCTCCTGCGCTCATAATCAACTCGCTATATGGAAGCTCCTCGATCCACTTACAGAATTCTCGCCATTCATCTAGCTTATGATTTTTACGAGACTTATAAATATTCGCCAGCACCTCATAGTTCAACATAACATTACGAGTCTGGTTATAGCTGCTCGGAAGAAGCTGAATCATTTGCCACCAAATATCTTTATCCTGACGAATTTTAAGACATCCTCCACAATGTACACCATTAATATATAAATCTCGCCATTTATTCAGCATCTTAATAGTATCTACTAAACTATCCATTGGAGTATATCTTCTACCGCAAGGAAATTCATAGAATTCATCTTCAGAAACACATTCACAGTCCTGTAAATGTTCTGTTGAGAAATCCTCCAACGTAAATTCTTTCTCAGCAATTTTATGCATCGTGCTACAACTATTAGCAACAGTGCCAACCTTGTATGTATCAAACTCTTTCCACCAATATAAAGGTGCCGTAACTCTCACATATACCGGCATCATTCTCATAAACTTTCTATGGTCTGTACCAGCATTAGCTAAGCGCTGCATGAGTGAATGATCGTTTTCGCCAAGATCAAACCCAACAATATCGTATCCAGCGGTTTCATATTCGCTATCACTCTTCTCCCATGAATTCATAGGATTACGCATACCTTCAATGATAAACTCCATCTGCTCTGGGCTTGCCAGAACTACATGCTCTAATTTAATCATGTTTTTCCTGCTCCTTTTTCATTTCTTTTTCAATAAATTCTCGTATACACTCACATCGTTGCGCATGTTTACAGGTAACAGACGTATTTGCAGAAACTATTACTTCCAGACCGCGCATAAAATCGTTGAAGCATTCATGTTGTACATTCGTTTGCGTTTCGGGTTCAAATTCTGTACAGTTTTTGCAGTATTCTTTAACATTCAGTTCTATCATTTTTCAGTTCTCCTTTCAGAATATCCAGATTCCCACCAATCTGGATTACTATGCTTCCTGAGTCCAGCATAGCCCACGTTTTTTTAATTACTCTTCTTCCTTCTCATAAGGAATCTGGATTACATCTCCACCGGGAACCGTGACCGACTGCATAAGCTGACCGGTTTCCTCATCAAAGTAAATGTTATCCATTGCGTGATCCCACTCTTCGAACTGCTCAGCGATATTTCTGCCCTTTTCTTTTCGCATGTTGATAAGCTCATCATGAACTACACGTCTCCAGGATCGTGCAATCTCCATACGGCTCTGAGCAAGGATATTGTATAGACCGTTCTCAGTCACAAAGTTGACGGAACGTCTCTGACCTGCTACTACCAAAGGTAGTTTCAGCTTTTCGTCCTCTTCACACATTTCAAGCATTCTCCACTCATTGCCACTACTATAGCCGATAGCATGACTAATATCTTTTGCCTTGAACAGCGGAGCGTCCAGATCCCCATATACATTAAGGCGCTTGCCTCCAAATGAAATACTTCCAGCAATTTTAATCTCTTTACTCATCTCTGTTTATTCCTTTCTCTTTGTAATTTAACATCCATAGCCTTCTGCAATTCTTCCGGTGTAATATCAAAAATGGACTTAAGGAATTCCAGGCAAATATAAGCATCTGCCATCTCTTCCAAAAGTCCAATTCTATTATCATACCCTCGAATCTGTTTACTGATTGCCTGCGTAAGTTCTGCAAATTCTTCCATAGCGATCGTACAATTCAATTTCCACGGCTTACTTTCAACGCATTTTCTGATGATTCTCCGCCGCTCTTTATCTGACAATTCGATGCCGCTTTTCATGCACTGGATAAATCTATTTCGATCCATTGACTGCCTCCATCCGAGCTTTCGCAGCTTCTTTGCGCTCCTTGTACTCGGCTTCATCGATTTCAGCAAAGCCTTTCGGAGCTTCTTTGAAGTATCTGTTGATTGTCACCTTTTCCATAGACGGAGTGATTACGTACAGAATTCCAACGGTATCATAATCACCTTTCGCTGGATCTACAAGAAAATCCTCCGTATAAATCTTAAAAGCTCTATCAGCCGGCATATACGGCATAGTGATTGGATACAGTTCATCCATAACAGTATCAATCAGTCCACTGTGATATGGAGCATCCGGGCAGTTAATGTTCACGCCATGATAGCGATCCACATCTCTGTATTTAACCGTGCCGTCAGCATACACGTACTTAAATAAGGAAGACATGCGTTTGCACTGATAGTTACGCTCTTCTCCCTTCAGACCACTCATGTCAGAAATATCACTCCATACCTCCTCGTCCGTATCCTCAATCGGAAGAAGCGGCTTGTTGTTGATGAGACGGTTCAGAATAGCCTTAGTAAGACCAATACTAAAACCAGAATGACCGTCCTCGCACAGAGAGCCAAAGGCTTTCAATGCACTCTCGTAACAAGCACAACCATATCTGTCTGGATTTTCATTTTTACAAGCTAACTCAATTTCAGATTTAGCCCAATTTTCAATTTCTGTTTGCTTACGGCACTGTTTAACCAGCACATTTTTATCATCAATGTATTCGTCTGCCCAGATTTTTCGACTGTCACTTCCTCCAGCCCACTCGATGGTACTAGGAAGATTTTCGTTCACAGCATCAAATATCAGTCCCTTACACTGACACCAATCAACAGCTCGATCTAATAAATCTCCGCAACGACATGTCCAAAGAATTAATTTATCTCCGGCTTTCTGCCTATTCAATAAATACTCGATAAGTTCTTCATTAGGCTCTCCTATAGCCGGATATAAATTTGCACATAGAGTACCGTCAAAATCTACTGCAATAATACTCTGTTTCATGTTTACTTGTCCTCCTTAATAATCCCGATAAATTCCACGCGCTCTTCTGCCAGACTTACAAAATATCTTTTTCCTTTGTAATCAACGATATCGCCATCGTACTTATAGTTCTTGTCCGGCTCTGAAGCATACGCTAAAATATTTATTTTTGTCGTTCTGTTCATGACTCCTCCTCATTACTTTCACATTTTCGCTCCATATCGTTAGGAATATCTTCCTCTCCATACATGCAGTTATCAATTTCCCCGAAATAATATGGGCATCCATTACATTTCTCATAATTACTCATTCTTAAGCACCATCCTTATTTGTAATCTGTTTCTCATTAAACTTATTTTTCCACGTGTCATCCATTGTAAAATACGAACAATTGATGCATATATCTGACAAATATTCCGTATTTTTTGTACCACCGCTCTGTCCACAATACATACCAAAAGTTGCGTTTCCATGTTGCTCCATGCAGTCATAGCAACTGTTATAATCTGGTTTGCAAATTAGTAATAACCATATAAGAAGTAGTATTAATAATAAAAAACCAACATATTGAATCATGATCTAATTCTCCTTTGCACCTAGTTCGATGACAATTCCAGCACTTGCATTAACATAATATCCATATTTACTATCATATTTAATAATATCGCCATCAAAATCCTTCCCCCAGCGTCGCGCAAGATTAATAAGAAACATTGCATCAGCCTTGTCAAGCAATTTATCCATGTTCATCCTTCTTTCTTCTGGTTGAGCGACTCCACTAATTCTTTGGAAATTGGAATGCCTTTCCCATCAAAATTTTGAAAACAGCCTTTTTCTTTAATCGATACATTATTTTCAAGCTTATTTAAGTGTTTTTCAATTTTATTTAAGCTATCGGCTATCGACTTTATAGAACGCAATAAATCCTGCTGAAACTTATCTACCATCTTCGTTCTCCTTTTCTGAAATATATTTTTTAAGACCATCCATTCCGATTTTTTCTATCGCATTTGACATTGATCGATTATCAATAGATTTACAAATTCTATTCACAATAGAATACACACAAACCCAAATTAAAATGATTAATAATACTAAGTTATTAAATGCTAACATTATGCTTCTCTCCTTTTCGTTAAAGAAAAGCTCGCCAAATTAATGACGAGCTTTAAACATTTTTTCTTTATTTATTTGTTTTTTCTACCAATCTTTCATACAATTCCAATGCTTCAGCGCCTTGAAATTGATTAATGATATCTACTGATTCTCCTTGTTGTCTTCTTCCTATAATAAGTACCGGCGCATCACCCGCGTTCTCAACATCAATACCTACAAGTAGTACATCATTAAAAGCTGACATCTTCATTCTCCTTTTCGCTCCCATTTTGTTGGTTTTGTGGAATGTAAATTAACAGGTTCTTCCAAGCACTCATCGCAGGGAGAATCCGTTTCTTCATTTCTTTGATATTTGCAATTGGCACAATATCGTTCGAAATCCACTTCTCTGTAATCATTATCCATATTTAACTCTCCTATAATCGTTTGAATCAATTATTATACTATGCAGCATTCTTTTCGTATTTTTCAACAAGCTCTTGTTCACTCTTATTGCACGCCACAATACGCTGATCGAGATATCTTCGTTCGTTAAATTGTTTTTTATCTTTTAATGCTCTGCTAATTGCCAGATCTAGATTTCAAATGATAATAATATAAATCCTTATATGGCGTATTCATCCTGTCGATTCGTCCAGAAGATTGCACCATTATTTTATATGAATAATTTTGAGAGTAAAATATAATTGTATCTGTCTTGATGCAATTCCACCCTTCGGCGCCAGCATTATACTGAACCAAATATATCCATTTTTCACCTTCTGGAATAGGTTGATGTTTGTGACCGTTCCACTCTGAAATCTCTACTGAATCACCATAGACAATATTTTTTAATATTTCTAACTCATAATCAAAGTTATAAAATATAATTGCTTTTGGATGTTTTTCAAGAATTTCTAGTAACGCTACCTGTCTTGATTCATCGGAATTAACAACCTTTCGTAAGGAATAACACAGTTCTGATGCGTTTTTAAGTGGCTTGTCTTCCCATATATTCCAGCGGTTACGCATGATATTTTTATATAGCATAATATCGTATTTAACGAATACGTCTTCATGGTGACTGATAGTTTGTCTTTGAAAGTTCATATTAACAAGAATAGAATCTCTAAGTCTTACCAATCTCCTTGTATTTATGTAACGATCAACTTTTGGATACTTGCTGAACCGACTATAAATTATGTGTTCTCTTATAAATTCGGTTTTATTGCGATAAAAACCATTTGCCACAAACACTGGTATATAATCTTGCCATGTATCACCTGGTGTCGCTGATAATAAAATCCACTTATTTTTTTGGGCAATTTTATAAAATGCTTCCACCCACGCACCGCTACCAACTAAACGTTGTTCATCGAATATAAAAAAAGAATTTTCTACATTTTTATATTTCTGAATATTATTCCATGAATCGATCACTACTTTATTAGAATATAAATTGATTTCTGAATTAGACGAAAGAAGAAACGGATGTAGCTCGCCTTCCCATTCCAGCGTGTCTCTTTTGGCTGCTGTGGTTATAATAAATAAATTCTGTGGCGGATCATTCATCGGTTCCGTAAAATTATCATAGAATTTTCCGCCTTGATCCATGAAATAATATGCTATCGATGTTCTGGACTTTCCAGATCCGACTCCACCACATAAAATACAACCGTTTTTCATATGACTAATAGCATCAATTTGGTAATCTTTCAATGGAACTGCCATAGTGAACTGCTCCTTTATTCATATTTCGCTGCAAACTCATCTTCTTCTATCGTCACATACATAGTTTTAAGATATGCTGTAATGCCTGTTTTTCCGCCCCATTCCCAATGATATGGTGAAAGGATTACATCAGCGGTTCTGATTTCAGCATAATCCAATGATCCAATAGATTCCTCGTCCAAAGGAGTCTTGGCACGGGATGTAATTAATGTAACTTTCGGCGGAATATTGTCAAATTTAGCCTGCACCTGTAAGTAATATCTTGGATCTTCGTCTGGTGTTCTTGGCTCAAGCTCTTTAACGTTCCATCCAATAGCTCGAAGATTATCTACATCTTCTGGATTAATAACTACACAAAAAGTCTTTTTACCTTCTCTGTTAAATTTTGTTTCCCGACCTGCGAAGTTACGGAACATAAGTTTTGCATCCTCGATCACCAAATTTTCTACTCTGTTGTTTGACATAATTTTATTCTCCTTTAAAATTTAAATTTAAAAACCAAAAAGACTCAACGTATAAAACGTCAAGTCTTCGTTTTCATAATACACTTTGCATTTTTTTTGCGATTTCTAAGAAAAAGGCAATGGCTCGTCATAATCCTCAGGTTTATTCATAAATTCCAACTCATGTTTTGGAATATATGGATCGTCGGAAACGAACCATTCAAAATCACCAAGTTTTGAAATTGCATCTGCTGCCTCGTCAACAAGTATGTTGTAATATTTTTTATCAACATCATTTTCTTTATGCAATTCTTTAACCATTTCAGATTCAAGCCATCTAAATCCTTTTGAGCCAGTTGCTGCACTGTATTTTCCATCTTTTTCTCGTAATAATACGCCACCACCGCAACCAGCTTTTATAGGCGAAAACTGTCCCACTTTTCCTATAAATTGATAACTATGTCCTTCTGCTATTTTTGAATTTAATTCGTCATCCGATAAATCAGAAAAATCATCAGCAAGTTCTACATCCCGTTTTCTGAGATTTGACTTATTGCTACTATCTCTAACCGCTTTGATTGTCTCGTACTTACTAACGTCTGGAAGTTTTTCATTCAAATCCAAATATAAAGAAGTAGTCACTGACATTGTTTCGCACATATCTTCAAATTCTATCGGTTCATGACTGAATAATGTCTTGAATACATATGGCACTTGGAATTGTGTTCCAGTAGCGGTCCACCTTCCTCCTTTCTTTTTGTTATCACCCGGAATATAACCATACATCTGCTGACAGTCGTCTGCATCCTTATACTTTGCGATATATACTGCATGATTTACAAGACACATACGATCATATGTTGCTTCATGCTCAAATGTATAACCATACCTTTCTCCAAATCCCATAACAAATTGAATAATATCCGGTGTGGCATCTGGAATCTTTATAGAATCTGTTTTTATATGAGCCACTTTAAATCCACGTTTTAGCACTTCATTTTTAAGATCGATCATGAATAATGCGCCACGCTTAGCCACAATGTTATCGATATTTCTTGGATCACGGAACGGATTATCAAAAGATGCTGAGGTCAATCCATAAACAGAATTTATTGCTGTTTTCAAGGCATTAGCTAAGTCTTTTGATGTCATCTCGCCGTCAATAACTCGCTGGATATAAGGTGTTAACTTTCCACCCAGCATGTTATTGACAGTATTCCATGCTTCGTGTTTAATGTTAACACGACCTTCGACAATCTCTCTAAATGCTCTAGTGAATTTTGGACCGAACAGAACCTCTGCAATAACACTATGTGGATGCATTGAAGAAATATCCAGCAGTGCAACGTTTCCATACATTCCAGGTACGCCCTGCGCAAATCCACCTTCGCCGACCTCTTCACCTCGATATGTTGATTCTCCATTTTCAAATTTATAACCTGGGAAATATGGAAGGATGCTTTCAGAATCAAATGGTACTTCTTCTTTGTCGTTATACTCCCATCCATAGTGAGGCTTACACATCATCTTTGGGCATGCTTCTTTAAGGAAGTCAATGCTTTCTTTGTCCAATTCTCTTACCGGTTCTGCAAGATTTCTATAATGAAACTCACTCTGTGGTTTTCGGTTAGTTCCAAATATAATTCTTGTAGTTAGAGTATTCGTTGTATCATTTACGGTCATTCCTGCTAAATCAGCCAGAATCTGGCGGGCGGTCCAATCCGCAGATAAATAATTAAAAGCCGCTTCTGTTGCGATAACATCATTATCACAATATTCAGCGACTTTCTGCCATAATTTTTCTGGAACTGGTTCGTCCCATGGTAACCCCAATTCTTGATGGTGAATACCCATTTCAATTTCAAGTTTTTTCAAACTCTTCTTATTCCCGGCTGAAGCGAAATCATAAATATCAGTATAACTAATATTGTATGCTTCTCCAAAGAAGCAGTTCGGGCTTCCACTAATGATTCTCTGTGACAGATTATACAACTGCTCGTTTGTATAGCCCATCATTCTTGCGTAAAGCAAATGATTATCATAACGTCGACAGTTGAATCCAACTAATTTCATCCTTAAGAACTGTTCAATTTCATCGGCTGACGGATTAATTAATCGAATTACTGGTTTTCCTTCACCTGCCACCTTATAACATACTAAGAAAAGGTTTGGAAACACCTCAATGTCATAGAATACCATTTCTTTATCTTCGTCAATAATGCCACTATCAGAAATATCATCAGATTTGAAGTGCATCTTGTTGACTAATTTAATACAATACTCTGATTGATGTGAACTATTAGCAGCAAATCCCAATATTGCATTGCGCATATCAGTAACGTCATACTTCACACCAGCATCGTAAGCATCTTCCAAAATTTTATAAATAAAATCTACACTTGGCTTCGTTCCGGGATGAATTTCTTTATTAAGATTTTTCTTTATAAGCGTTCGGATGCTTTTCTCATTTTTAACGGTTTCAAAATTAACCATCTTTTCTCCTTTCAACGGTAATCCAGAACTTATAGTTGCAATCGGAAGATTATTACATTTAGTAAGTTTTCTTCGAAGGGAACTTTTTCCAGAAAATACCTTAATTTCAATGTTTTCATCATATACTCTGCTAAGTTTTGAAACATCGCCACTATAAATATAATGCAAATGTATTCCAGCTTCACTCTTGCTTAACTCTGCATATGTTGATGGAAACAAAGACGCTGCTCTCAAGTTTTTATCAAAAGATTTGTTACCATTCTCATCTTTTAGATCAAAGTCTATAACAATGTGATTTTCTGGAACCTTGACATAGTGAACCCTAGACGTATCTAACTCTGACAACTTTGATTTGACATTATCCCATTTTTGCATTGGCTTTTCATCATCTGTGGCATACTGCGCCAAGCAATCAGAACATTCTTTGTCAAACACTGAAGGTGTGATTTGAAAATCGATAGTTGCTACTTCTTCGCCTTTGGACTGTTCTGGAATTTTATTTTCAAAAATTTCGTATTTAAATCCTGAATAATAACTTCGAACCCTCGATCCACTATCTGAATTAAAGCGGTCCTTGTATTCTCGGAAATAGTTCTTCAACTCTTCTTTGAATATCATTTTTCGGAATGGATACGTTATTTTTGCCTCATTGCAAAAGTTGTTATACATTTCCCAAGCAACAGCTAATGATACTCCGTCTTCTTTCTTGAAAACAAAATACGAATCAAGTACGAAGTTATAGAAATCGTTTGATGCACCAAGCATTGATAATGGAACATAATTGTCATATTTCCCAGGATCATTCTTATATACTTCTTGACAATGCCATGCAATAGCGCCAAGTTCAAATTTTACATTATCAAATGCTTGATTATATTCTTTGGCTGGTAATTTGTTGCCAGAAGGTGTCACATCAATAAGTCGACGTATTAATCCAGATTTAGCATCTGTAATTTTTACAGGTTTATTGGTACCCATAAACAGAAAACATTTGAATTTGGAGGGATAAGCAGACTTAAATTTCTCGTTTACAGTCATCAATTCATGTGATACAACGCTATTTAGTTTTGTGTTATCCTCGATTTTTGATAAATCACCATCGTGCTGCATAGCGACTAACGGATTGGTTTTAAATGCCTCCAACGCAAATGCATTACTTGCCGATCCAAGTGCTTTAGCATCAAAAACTGAATAATAGCCTTCAAATAGTTGTTGAATAATATTCAATATGGTCGACTTACCTGTTCCGGCAGCGCCATATAAAACGAGAAATTTTTGTATTGTTTTTGAGTCACCGCAAACAATAGCGCCTATTGCCCATTCTATTTTTTCTCTTTCTTCCGGTGTGTACAGCGTAGATATTAGCTTGTCATAATTGTTATAAGAGCCGGCTTCTAATGGATATGGTAATTTTTTGCTTGCATAATCGTTCTTATTAGTTTCTGAATTAGCAAATACAAGCGTTTCATCCAGCATATGAAATGAATCTCTCATCTGTTTCTGACAATATTTATGCCACGAATCAACCATTCCGGATTCGGAATCCCACATGTAAAGCACCTTGACATTGCCATCAAATTTGTTCTTATTCTTTTCAACATATTTGTCTAGTTCACGATCTATCAACCGCAACGCGTCTTGTTCGTCTGTGGACCATAAACCACGATCTTCAAGCCATATGGCATAAAAATCGCCACCTCGAATCATTAAATCAGAGCTTTTGGGATACAATTTGAACTTCGGATAGATTTCGATTGTGCCTCGCTTAGTCGGACGTGTTGAAATCATTAAGAAGTCAATCATAATGTTATTCTCCTTTATTATCTAAAACCTCTGCTAATTTATTTTCCAGTTCAAGGATTTTTGTCTTATGATTTGCCAGGGTTTTGTTGTTAAGATGCGCGTATACAGTAACTAACACAGATAACATCATCAATTGCACACCAAATATTTTTAGATCTTTGTCAAGTGTATTGATATTTTTCACACATACACCCACATCATTATTAAGATTATTAACATTTCCACACAAATACGAAATCATTTTCTCCATTTTTTCTACCTCACTAATGTTCTAATAATACATTCAGATACCAGCATAACTGATACCAAATTTCTACAGTTCTCATGTCTCTTGGTGGATTGTCCACAGTAAATAAGCCTCCGTCACCGTTTGCTCTATACTGTCTTGTAAGAAAAATATAAACTATTCCCTCTGCGACATCTTCATCGAACATATCGTCTGACATCTCTCCAAGACCGAGATTATCAATCATTTCCCAAAACCATACACTTGTGCGATCGCCTTCTGCCGGGTCACCCATTTTATCTTCTTCACATCTGATACTTAGGGCAATTAACATTTCTAATACACTGCACGGTTTATTATCCAAATAAGAAGCTATTACTGCATCATCATAATGGTTGGCATAAGAAAAACGGTATCGTAAATTGATACCGTCTTCTGCTCTATTGCCATCCATATCGATAATATATGTAAACTCTTTATCGAATAAGAAACTAAATAATCTATTGTAAGAGTGTTTCTTACACCGCTTGTCTTTCATGACAAACTCGCATATCCAGGAAAAATATTCCTGTATTACATTCTCTCTAATCATTAGCCCTCCATATATAACTCATGATTAAAGACGTCTTCATAATTTCTCTGATCTACAAGGATTTCAAAGTACGCTTTTAATCTGTCATTTCGAATATGCAATGCGTCTTCTTCATATTTACCAATCTGTGATAAATTTCCTTCTCCAATTACCGCTGGAACATCGGTAATCACTTCGCCGTCATCATCAGCCAATACTCCATCATTAAAATATGATAACTCGATACATCTATAATCTGCATTATCACCAAATTCATCAGATGAAATAATACAAGGAACATCATCATTAGATTCCTCATGCTTTTCTACCACAACCTTCTCTTCCGGTTCTACCTTTTTAGAATAGTCATGATATCCGTTTTTCTGAATTTCAGACACATAATCTTCGATACTCGGTTTTTCTCTTGCTAACTCTGCTTTTTCACGATCGCTCTCTGCCTGTTGTGATAACAAAACTCTTACCGAATCAATTTCGTCCTGAATTTTTGATTCGTATTTTTTCTTCATGATCTGCCAGGTTGCAACACTTCCAATTGCCGCTCCTGTCAAAAACATAATAATACTATTTTTACTCACTATTTTATCCCTCCGTTTTTATAGTCATTGTAGTGAATGCCAATCCTCCGAACAATAACGATATGCTCAACAAAATGCCACCAACAATATGTCTTTTTCTTTTTGTATCCAGTGTATAATCCAACATAGCAACCAACGCTTCAAACTGATCAAGCATAACTATGCCCTCCTTCCGCCAGATAAAACGACCAACGCCTGCACGAAACAAATACCAGCAACTGCTGCTAAAATGTAAGATGTGAAAAATACGTTTGAGTTCATAAAATCATTCCTCCTTATTTTGTTGAAAAATAATGGTTTCCTTCTGAAAAAGCAGGACTTCCGTATTGCCCATAATGATCGGCTGTAAAATATAAAACCTCATAATTCTGCCGAATGTAGGTTTCATCATCCACAAGTCTATATATATCAGTATCTATCTGATCTTTTATCTTATCTGCTCTTCCGTCACTAATACTTGAAAACTGATTTTTCTGATATATCACCTCGTAAATCGTATTAGGAAACTCACAGGAATCCACCCGATTCAAAACCGTATCGATAACCAGTCGTTTTCCTAATTCAGATTCTCCCTCAGCCTCAGCCATTGCGATTAATGCTAATAAATATCTGTCGTTTTCAGACAATATGGCATTCTCCGTGCCGTTAGATGCCATATGCCGTTCCATGTTGTTTCTCTCAACTGTGATAAGCTCTTTTTTCTTTTGAAACTGGGTATTTCTTCTAATATGCATGGCTTTAGATTCAAAAGTAGCTTCCGTAACAATTAGATTGTTTTCTTTATTTTCTAAGGACCGTGGTATAGTCATCAAAAATATAAACATCACAACAACTGCTATTTGGGTTATTTTTTGTTTCATTACTCATTTCCTTTCAAAGAAATACCCCTGGTTCTATTCAAAAAAGAGCCAAGGGTAATTTGTTAAATCATATGAAAAATTTCCGGACCCGATATCATCGAATCCAGTCATTCACATTTTTTCATAGATGTTACCATCTACATTAAAGTCCAGTGCATAAGCAAGTTCAACATCATTGGTTTTTTCATCATCAATGAATACCTGATGAATTCCAAAATCCACATAATTATCGCCAACTGGATTCTTTGGATCATAGATCCATCCTACAACCATACCTGCTTTCGTTTCTTCAAAGCCAAGCATTGTATAAACTTCATTTAATGTAAGATGACCATTTGCTCTGAGTTTATCATTTGCCCAATTCTGTCTCGCTCTAAGAAACATTTCTGTATAATCTGGTGTATCTTCCCAGTATGGATTGTTGCTTCTGAAAATCTGAGCATAGTCGCTAATTGCTGTCGGTTCTACAACGTCGACAGATTTTTTTACAGTTTTCTCTTTCCCTTTTTCGTCAACAACTTTTTCTTCCACTTCTTTTGCTTTGATACCGTAACGAAGTTCTTTATCCACGTTTTCTCCGAAACGTTCTACTACTCTGCCTCTGTACTCTTTGTATCCTTTATCGATTGTCGCATAAGCCGCTGCAAGTGCTACATTTCTTTTCCTCATAATATTATTTGATGCGAGAATACTTGTAATGGAAAGGGTTCCAAGAATTACAGCCGGTGCATATAATTTAGCCAATGATACACCTGTATGAACATATGTAATCATGAGATCCTTTTTCTTATCCTCTTCAGTATATTCAATGTCTTCTCCTGCATTCTTTGCATCAATAGCCTCGTGAATGGCATCAACTGTTTCTTTCGTGTCATTTAAGATTTCGCTTATTTTAGTTGTTGCACGGCATGCTAACACCGCACTTGATACCGCTCCAATAACACCAGCAACTACTAAAATCTCTGGGCTGTGCTTTTTCATCGCAAAACTAATTTTGTTCGCTTTTAACCCTAAAGTGTTCATAATTTCATTTGTTTTCATCTTGTCTATCTCCTTTTTTATAATGGTATTGCCTTTGGCAATCTGATCATGTATCCATCACTTACTGGATATGTTTTTGCATTGTCTAAGTTTTTCCAACCATATTCATTATACATATAGTTGGTATATGGTACGTTTGATGCAGAATATAAATCCGCGATACTCGCTACTCCATACTCCTGTATTAAAGCATCCAGCTCATTTAATACTGCTACTGCATCTCCAAGCGTTGCATATGTGATATTGTTATAATTCAATCCAGTTCGACTGATTCCATTTGATGATCTATTTCTATCATCTACTCTGTTTTGGCGATCCCAATAATTCTGGTATTGAACCCTCGACTGATTTTTACTAGATTGTGGTCTTGTTTCTCCGTACATAAGCATATCGATTCCAGTCTTTACAATATCAGAAATTGTTTTTTTTATAGCTGGAATCAGTACGTCTCCAACTATATATTCTTTTACATTTTCAACATCTTCTGAAATAAAAACATCGGTAAATTTCTGAATTTCGTTCTTCTTTTTAACCGTAGCTGCATTTGTAACTACCTTATTCACAACTTTCTTGGATGAAGCATCTTGAGTTGCTGATACTTTTGATTTATGTGAATTTGATGCATACTCTTCCATACATTCCTCCTATCAAACAATTTTTAATTTCCCTGGAAGGGATATCTTAGTGCTTGCCAATCTATTATTTTTCTTTTTAAACTGATATGCTAAATTATTACGCGCTTTCTTCTCGGATTTAGCGGCTGTGGTTGCACTCCAATTAGATAAGACACATCTATTAAATTCCATTACTGGACCTTCATAAACATATGTGTTCATGCATTATCTCCTTTCCATGAAAAGAAAAAAAGGAAAGAGTCCTTACCAGAACTCCTTCCTAAGTAATAATGTTTCTTTGGATTTACTCCTCGTCGTCAAAATCGTCTTCAGCAACAACGTCATCTTCTTTGACATTGGCTTCGGCATATTTCTTAGCCTTCCGGTTCTTTAATACTTTTCTAAGTTTCTTTACTCCTGCAATACCTGCAAGTGCAAGTCCACCTCCGATAAGCATAGCTGCTCCGGTAGGCATTCCAGAATGTACCTCTGCCACCTCCGTAGATTCTCCATTAACTGCTACTAATTCGTTTTTGTTTTCTTCCATTGTTGTAATCTCCTTTTTTTGTTTTTTTTATTACTTTCATTAAAGAATTTGTTTTTTTCGCGCAACGACTTTTCTAATTCAAATCGCCATAACCATATCTAGGTGCAACACGATACGATAACACTACACAGGGACGTTCGTCATCAGACAAAATGGCACTGAAATCAATATCAATCAGACCGTCATTGATATTGAATCCAAGTTCATTGCCCTGCTCTGTGCACCGTAAACCAAGTTCATAATATAACTCATTAAGACTTATATACATTTCAGACAACATCTTACGATTCAGCTCGTTTACAACTTTCTTAACAGTTTCGATATCTGACGTAAAATACCTTCCGGAAATGCTGTCATAAAATAAAGTATTACCTTTTTCAGTAACAATAACTTCGCAATTTCTTACTGGGTTCTTGTCTATATGATCTTTGGATATTGAGTCCTTTATGGCTTTTTCTTTTTTCTCTCCGATAACGTCTACGACCTTATTCTGATACTCTTTTAATGCGTTTTCGGATAAGGTATAGGCGGTTGCTAATGCTGCATTTCGTCTTGTATTAACCGAATTCGCACCAATGATACAAGCCACTGACAACGCTCCCGTTACCGCTGCTGGAATATAAACTGGTGCCACTTTAGTGATAACTGCTTTTCCCATTTCTTTTTTATCTTTGTCGTTTGAATGTTTTTCTTTTAATTCAGCCATGATGTCAAGTGCTTTAGGTGTAGCCTTTACTGCCATTACAGTTGTCGTTATCATTCCTGCTATGCCTATTCCTGTAAGAATTTCTGGACTATGTTTTGCCATGGATGTTTTCAAATTCGTAGCCAGTTTTGAAAAGTTGATTTTTTTCATCTCCTATTAATCCTCCTGAATATATAAATTACTGCATTGCTCTAAAAATCTCTAACAAATCCTCTCCTACCCTAATACCCGCTTCAAAAATTTCTTCACACTCTGGATTCAATTGTTTATAGCAATACATTTTATTAGTAAAATTACTAATAATTTTTGTTGCTGAAACATCGGGATTTTTAATTACGTCCTTTAATACTTCATATGTCGCCCAACACTCATAGCTCAAAGCATTGAATCTATCACTTTTCATATGACATGTTGGTTTCCCTATGTCCATCAAATAATCGCGAATTATTAATTCTGATATTGGTCCCATACGTTTCTCCATGAAAAGAAGAAAGAGCCCTTGTTAGGACTCCTCTTCATTCTTGGCGGTCAAAGCCGCTTGAATTTTTTCATCTACCATTTGTTCCTGTTCTTTATTGGACACCCAATTTGACATTAGCGTAGAAGCTAACCCCAATACCGGACCAACAATAGCCAGGACTTTCAATAAATCTACTTTTTTATTCACGCTTTAATCCTCCTCCTTTCATAACAACATTTGTATTTTTTGCGAATCATTCATCATACCCTAATTCCGGAGTCCATACTATATCTATGACATGTACTTCCAACCCGTCATCTAATATCGTTTTATGATGATTGAAGTCTAACCAATAAATACCACTACCACATGACCATCCTAGTTCGTCGCCCTCTGGAATAGATTCTAGTCCTAAATAATTGTAAAATTGATTCAGCGATGCGCATGCTGCTAATGTATAATCTCGATTGAGAAAATACTCTGCTTGAATGACTCTATTGATAGAGCTTTCAAAATATCGTTTCGAGTATGTATCATAAAACAATTTATTGTCGTCTGGATTATGTTCATCAAAATCTAATGAATTTGTTCCCATAATATCCTGCCCGCTTATATAGACATCCCGACATGTATCCTTTGCAATGGAATCGATTATATTTTGGTGTGCCTCCTCTCCATACAACTCTTTTAATTTTCCTTTGTATTGTTGATACGAATTATCTAATAAGGCATATGCACTTGTTAATGTTGCTTGTTGTTGCTTATTTAGTATATTTGCTCCGGCAATGCAAATTAAAGTAGACACTCCAGTTATTGCACACGGAACATAGTATCTCCATGCCGATTTGATTGCTTCGATCTTGGTGTAAGCATCTGGATTGCCATTATGGTTGTTAACACTGTCATTCCTTATTTTCTCAACTGCCTTTGGTGTTGCATTTACGGCAAGCGTAACCGTCGCAATAACTCCAACCATACTAACTGATGTCAAAATAACAGGAGACGCTCGTCTTAATCTGATAACTGCGACTGATAATAATTCGTTGATACTGTTCGATTTCATCTTATAATCTCCTTCCACTCAAAAAAGCAAAAGCCCTTGTTACAGGGCTAAAGCTTTATTTTTTTAATATGAATTTCTTTATAAGCCATGCTACTATGAAAATACATACTATCACATCACCAAATACAATAATAAATATTGCACCTCCGGTTCCCACCACAACTACAATAAATGTTATCAATAAGATAAGTATTAGTGCTAAAATCAAAAATAATATCATGTTCTTATACCTCCTTTTCCATTAAAGGATTTGCAATTTTTGCGAAGAAAAAAGAAAGAGCCCTTGTTAGGACTCCTCCTCAATTTTTACAAGCATGTAATTTGGATTATCCATATATAGGTCAATTTCATTGAACTGTAAATAATCTAATCGCTTGGAATTAAATACATAATTGTCTGTTCCTTTCTTGGTTTTACTTGTTTTTAAAATCAAGAAATACACCTTACAATATTCACTAATATCCAACCTTTTTATTGTTTCAATGCTTTTGTCTAACTGAGTAATCTTCATAAGATTCACGCTCCTTCCTTCATAATACGCCTTGTAAAATTCGCTAAATATCTCTCCTGTCAAAGCAAGTCTCCCATCGTTCTCTTGGAATTGGCTTCATTTTCAACGCCCACATTATTTGTCTGATAGTAACGGTTGGGTATAATCCGTCTTTACATTTTCCAGAACGTTCATCAAAAAATTTTTTAAATCCAGAGTTTAAATATAAGTCATCTGCTAACCATTTATCGATTTCAGTCCATTTTGTCGTTTTATTCTCGCTATTATATCTTTGCTGTATTACCGCTAGTCCTTTATCCCCTATAAGAAATAATGTGCATCTCGAATACACGGGATGATCGCATTCATATATTTTTCCATACATAGTAGAGTAAAGTCGTGGTTTTTCATAATGATATCGCATAGTTTGCCTCATAAAAACGAAGAGTGCATGATATTCATACATCTCTTCGCCTTAACATTTTTGTTATTTCTTTGTAGGTTTGAATTTTCCGAATAGACTTCTGAAAGTTGTTGAGGTGAATGTGCCGTTTTCTTCAAACTTGAAGCCTCGTCTCATCCATGTTCCATAGAAAATCAGTGGTAATACAATACCTGCCGCTTCTAAACCATAGCTGATATATCGATGTGTTTTATCGGCTTTCATCTGTTCTTCTCTGAGTGCTAAATCTTCTTTACGAAGTTCATTATCAGCTCTCATCTGTGCTTCTCTGAGCGTTAAATCTTCTTCACGAAGTTTATTATCAGCTTCGTGCTGATTTTTCTCCATATCCTGTCGATCCAGTTTCTCAGAAGATTCCCAAATTGCCTTTTCTTCATCAATTCTCAGTCTGTAAAGTTTAGCAAGATCTTCAACTGCCTGTTTCTTTTCATCGGAACCATCTTCTAAGGCGTCCAAGCCGTCAATTGCGGTGCTAATTACCTCATCCAATTTAATTTTGTTGTCCTGTTCCATAATTAATTTCTCCTTTTCAAAATATTTAACAATAACGTTCCATAAAACAGTCTGTTATTTTTGCGAAACCTTTGTTGTGAGTAATACAATTTTTTTATGTTTGGCTATCTCACCAACCTCAGATTTTAATTCAAGAAATATATAAGGCTCTTTCTCGTCCACCGAATATACTATTTTAAGAATCCCAACTGCTTTCGGCTCTTTGTGCTTTACATTCGATAATTTAATTCCTAGCAAAAAGCAAATGATACACATACCGATAAAAAAAACTGTCTCCATTTTTCTCACCTCCTAGCTGTATAAAAATATCATTTAAATGTGTAACCTTGATGCGGTTATTAAAAAAAAGAAAGAGCCCTTGTCAGGACTCAATCTCTGTTTTTCTGAACTTACTTTTAAACCATTCTTTGATGTCATAAAACCTGGTATAATAGCCGTACACTAATACACAGTAAATTATACAGAATAATGTATAACCTTTCCAATGTTTAATTATCCACTTTCTTGATAATTTACAAATCTCCGCATACTCTTTCCATGCTTGTTTCATAATCAAATACCTCCTTAAAAATCAGTTATTTATTTCATAAAGGGACTTGTAGATTATGCGCAAAGAATAAAAGGCAATGCCACACGCATCACCTCTTATTAGATTCGTTAATTTCAATAATATTCATAATTGCAATTGCTAAGATAACAACTGGTAATAATACTACTGCCATAATCATACCCCCTATAAATATCCATAAAAAATTAATGTTATTCTGTTTCATAAAGGTACTTGCGGTTTTCGCGCAATTATGGTTATCACAAATTGCGAACCTTTGTTTTGTGAACTATTCCGAATTGTGCTGTTGACTTTGTGGTGCTATAATCATTCCACCACATGTAAGGAGGAACGTAAAATGACATCTCAAGAAATTACTACTTTTATTGAAACTATGGAAGAAATCGGCGACATCTGGACCCCAGAACAAGTGAAAGATGCATACGGAGATTCTACCCTAAATGATGCTGTTTTTGATCGCAAATCTCATATTGAAAAATTAACAGGCATCATTGGCAAAGTTATCGATCGATAAAAAAGAAAAGGGGATTCCATTTGTGTTGGTTTCCCCTGATTCCTTTATTCATCAGACTGCTTTAATCCATTAATAATTAGCATTTCAAAGAATGATCTGTCCTTGAACATAAATAACAGTTTTCTTTTCGTTTCATCATCAAGATTCATTTCTTTTAATTGATTTGAATTTTGCTGATCCAATTCAAAAACTATTTTCTTTAAATACTCCTTCGATACATCTCTCACTGCTTCACATAATGATTCATAATTCATAAAGCGTATCCTCCTTTTATTTTTACTCATAATAGTCACAGATTTTTATGCGAAAAAATAGAAGGGACTGTTAAAAATCCCTTCTAACTTTTTAACAGAAATATTTCGCCAATGAATCTTTCATCAATGCTTCTTTGTACTTTTTCACTACCACATTTGATACGTCATCAGAAGAACAGCCTATATAAATTTTTTTCATAATATCGTCACAAATAAATCTGTATGCTGTGTCACCATTAATAATATCTATACTGATGCTATCGTTTACAATCATCACAGATATAAAACCAGTTACACGCGTTTTCAGATTATTCAGTACTCCTTTACAAAATACCACTGCTATCTCCCTATCAATTTCGTTCGTGATATCAAATATTTTAAGCATTTTAATATCCTCCTTCGTTTTTTCTGTTTCATAAAGGAAGATGATATTTTCGCGTTACCGTTCTTTATTGAGCAACCAAAAGAATTTTCGGTATCGATCATAATAAGTATCCCTGCAACATGGCATGTTCAATTTAGTAGATAAATATTCGTATGAACGATTTTCTGTAACTCCCTTGAGTATATACGTCCATAATAAATCATCTGATTCCTTTGCACATTTTTCAACAATATTAATTCGCCGGCTGTAATCTTCTGCTAATATAGCTCGCCTTGCAGTTGGATCACTATGATTACCTGCTTGCTTTTCCAATCCGGTATGGACACTTGGTATTGATGTATCCGTGAGAATTAAATACATTTTTCTCCAATCTTCATATTGAAGACAAAAATGTTTAAGTTCGTAATAGCGATGTTTACTAATCCAATACTTATTTTTCATCGAAATTTCTGGTCTAATCAATGTGCTCATTCGTACTCTCCTTTCCATACATACCCAGTATCAAGCCACAACTTTCTTGGAGATATATAGAAATTGATTCTTCCTTTTCTTGAATCCATATCTTCAAGGGACGTTATCAATTGTCCATGCCTTGTAGCCCTACCTATAGGTAACCACCCAACTACAATACCTGTTCGAACCCATGCAGGATCTTTTCCATAGATTTTTGCGACCTCAGCTACGGTTATCGGTCTCTTTCCAAATTCTGGTTCATCCATTCGCTTTTTTCTCCTTTCAACTACAATTCTAAAGCGAAAAGCTGTCACCTACGTCTGGTAAATATTGGTAATTTTTAACCTAGATTAGATAAAATGTTCTATGCAAATTTTGAGGATTGATTTTTGATATTTTTAGGTGTAGGATATGTTTCACAGTTCATAGTTCAAACGAAAGGAGAAAAGTCATGTTAATGAATTGTCCAGAATGTAGCTCACAAGTTAGTGATCAAGCTTCATGCTGTCCACATTGTGGTTATCCGATTCCGGGGACGAAAAAAAATAAAAGGGGAAGTGATTCTCGCTCAAAAAAAATGCGGCTTCCAAATGGATTTGGTCAAATTTCTCATATTAACGGAAAAAACCTAAGAAATCCATATAGAGCGTCTATCACAGTTGGCAAAACCGAAACCGGACGGCATATAGTAAAACCATTGCAACCGAAAGCGTATTTTGCAACATACAATGAAGCTTATACTGCTCTATGTGAGTACAATAAAAATCCATATGATTTGAATTCAGAAATAACCATGCAAGAATTGTTCGATAGGTGGTCTCCTATTCACTTCGCAACACTTAAAACAGAAGCCAGTCGAAATCATTTTAGGATTTCATGGAAATACTGTTCTGCTATATATGATGTTAAAGTGAACGCCTTTAGAATAAGACATATCAAAGAATGTATGGATAACGGATTTATTATTGTTGGGAACAAAAAAAGATATGCAACCGACGGACAGAAAAATCGTATAAAAACTCTTTTTAATTTAATGTTGGATTATGCTGTTGAGTATGATCTTGTTGACAAAAATTATGCCAGACAATATAAACTACCAAAAGAGTTAACTGAAGCGAAGACAACTGCCGAAAATCCGCATATAGCATTTACTAATGATGAAATAAAAATTTTATGGAAAAATACTGACATAGATTTTGTACGGTATATGCTAATTCAAATATACTCAGGTTGGAGACCGCAAGAATTTTGTAATCTAAAACTAGAAGATATTGATTTAGAAAATTGGACTTTTAAAGGTGGATCAAAAACAGATGCAGGTATGAATCGCGTGGTACCTATTCACCCTAAAATAAGAACATTTGTTAAAGAACAATATAATGAAAGTAAAACTATTGGAAGTTTAACATTAGTTTTTGATATTAATGCTAAAAACCAAAAGATAAAGCCATTAGTGTATAAAAAATTTTACAATCGGTTTTCTGAAATGGTAAACACACTCGGTTTAAATCCAGAACATAGACCACATGATACCAGAAAAACATTCGTGACTTTAGCAAAAGATTCGGAAGTCAATGAATACGCCATTAAATATCTTATAGGTCATGCCATTACTGATCTAACGGAACGCGTTTATACGGAACGTGATATTGGATGGCTAACGACAGAGTTATTAAAAATTGATTAA